GGTAGGTATACATTATAATAATCTTGTTCGTTTTGTTTTACTACTATTTTATAGGAATACCAACCTAGTGGATTGTAGTCATCACTTGTAGGGTCACCATTATAAACACCTGGGTAGAAATTAGTATCATCTAATACAGGTTCTACTGGTATAACATTATTAACATTAACTTTTAAAGAATCACCCGGCCAAACAGATGCTGATTCATCTTGTTGTGGAGGAGATGGGTTTCTGTAAGGGTTAAAAATAGTAGACAAGCTACTTACAGAATCACTACCGTCATTAGACAATATAGTAGTAGATGTTCTACCGTATCTATCAGATAAAACAAAACCAACTTGATAGTTTCTATTTTGTTTTAAAGAATGATTAGGATATTCTATAATACTAGTTGTATATTGCACCGGTGTTTGATCAGGTGTACTAGCGTCATCTATACTGAAGCTAGATTTTGGCGTAACATTAACATTGTAATCTATAGAATCAGGAGGTGAGTGCTTTGTTTGAAAATTACTATATACTATTCTGTTGCTTATTATTTCTTGTCCAAATGCCTTAACAGGTACCTTATCATAAACTCTAACCACTTCATCACCTGGTAGTGTTTGAAAAGGTTTAGTAGAGTTATACATATACTCAAACATGTTTGTAGAACCAGCTACAGCTGCAACTGTAGAAGCTGGTATAGTGTCTACCACTTGTATTGCTTGAGCATCAGATTCTTTATATAATATCTGTATGTTTTGTAATTTTAAAGCTTTAATTAAATCATCTCCAATGTAAGGTAGTTGTATTCTAAGGCCTATTTGATTTACTTTGTTTTCCATAAACTGAACAACTGTACTTCTATAAGCGTTCTCCATGTCTTCAGATAAAACCACTGGAGGATCGTCAAAAGAACGTTGAGCTAAAAAGTAACCATCTTGTTTAGGTATAAAACACTCTTGAGTGTATGGCGCCATTATAGAATAAGTATTATCTTCAAATTGAAATCTATAACTAAACCTAGCAAATATATCTGTTAGATAATCTGGATCACCCTGAAAGTTTTGTTCATAATAAGGATTAGCACCGAATTTATACTCAGCACCAATTGAATATGTTTGGTTTACGTTTGTAGTAAAAGTATAATTTGTTGATGGGAGTTGTGGAAAAGTTATAGCTGTAATGTTTGCTTCTGTAAAGCCAGCTACATCTGAAGTTAGTCTATCACCAACCTTAGGAGTTCCCTGTATACCAGCTCGCACACAAGTAAAATCTGTTGCGGTATTTGTTGCATTAGGTGTCAATTGACCTCCTCCTGGAAAAAACTCATCAACAACATCCTTCATTGTTGTTTCATAAAAACCAGGAGCTAAAGCGCTTTCTTGCCAAACATCTATAGGTTGATATGGATTATAAGAAGCTACTGATATTTGGTCTTCACTAGTGTAATAAGAGCTAGGTTTTGAAACATCTATTCTTCTTGGTTGATTTCTATTGTCTGTCCAAAATAATAAATTTTCTATAAGATTAACACCGTATATAGGATTTCCTTCATAGAAATTTAAATAAGCTCCTTTGAGTCTAATAACTGGACTAGCTGGTGTTTGAGTTGTGCCTTCTAAAACGTTGTAGCTAACTACAAAATTATTAGCTGTAGGAACATAAACGCCTTGGGTATTTGTTGTTTTTAAATTATCTGTTAAAAAGAAAAATATAGTATTAGTGTCTTCTGATCTAAAATAACCTATGCAAATTAATTTATCAACACCTAAAAAATTATAAAAATCTATAACACTTTTATTACCTACTATATTTTCTAAAGCACCTACGTCTGAAGACTCTGATTTACTAACAGCTATATTCATAGCGTCTCTGTACTCTCCACTAGGTAGTAATCGATCGTCTAAGTCTTTATTCATCTTAGACTTTATGAAAACATTTTTAACTTCAGCCATTTAATTTTAGTGTTTTATCCATTTAGATTTACCTCTCATTACTTGAGTAATTTCTTCTAATTTAATATTAGATAATCTTATTTTAGCATTTCTAAGTTTAGCGTATCTTTCTTTTTTCAACCTCATAACTATATACTCAGGTTGATTAGCTCTTGTAGATACTATAGCGTGTAATATAGATGCATACATAGCTTCTTCTGCCATCTTAGGTACTCTAGTATCTAAGTCATATGCTAAGCCATCAGAGATGTATTCTAAAATTATAACTTTATCTCTTAAATTTGCTGAAAAAGATATTTTACCTTCTCTTTCATTTATATTGTACCAACCATTTGCATTAGCATATTGTGGATCCATGCCATAAAGTTCACCCCATCCAGCATATAAACCAAATCCCCAGTCGCCAAACTGTAATAAATAACCTAACCAAGATTGATCTATTAATTCGTTAAAATATTTATAAGCATTATTATTCCAGCGATCTTCTACAATAGAAGTACCTGTTATATTAGCGTCGTATACATCTTGCATGGGTATACCAAGACCATCTTGCAGGGGCATTCTGTAAGGACTTTGAGTAAGGTTATTTACTGGGTATATAGGGTGTTTTACACCTTGATTATCATACCAACCTATACTTACATGGTTCACGTAATCTTGAGGCATTACCACGCTTAGATTGTGTGGTATAGTTAGCTCTTGAGATTTAATACTTTTTAAAGTATCATAGCTAAACTCTTGCATAGATCGTTTAGCAAAAAATATTAGATCAGTTCTTTTTACGCTAGGTATTAATTTACCAGCACCAACATATGCAACCTGAAAAGCGTTTATTATATCTTTTAATTTAGTATAAGCATAGCTACCGTAGTTTTCTTCAACAACCTCACCAAAAGCTTTTTCTTGTAAACTTGAACCATACTTGCCTCCGTCTAATTTTTTAAGTTGAACAACTAAATCTGAGCCAGCTGCAAATGTATTAAACGGTATAAATTTTACATCAGCAGGTGAACTATTTGCTCCATAAGATAACGTTCCATAAACAGCTTCGTCCCATTCACATTTATATCTACCATCATTTTGAAGTGTAACGGTTTCTATTATAGCATAGTTTATATTACCAGCAGATCCAGCAGTCCAAGATACAGAGCTTCCAGTAACTGTTATTTTATAACCTACTTGTGGTTCTATGCTTCCAGCATCTAGGAAAAAAGTTACTTCGTTTTCATCTACTTGTGGATTAATTACAATTGCTGAACCTTCTCCTGTGAAGTTTATAACATTACCAATAACAGAATATGGTATGTTTGTTTTATGTAACTCTTCGTAACTACCTGGGAGTTTTGTAGCGCTATAATATAATTTAAAGTTATTTTGATTGTATTGTATACTAGTTTTATCGTCAGTAAAAAACTTTAAATTAGTATCAAAAGTTGTGGTTATAGTCTCTCTCTGATTAGATGCGCCAAAGCTTTGTGCACCCTCGTAATATTGTCTGTTGTTTTCTGTTACTAATGCCATTTAATTAACTTTTTGCGTTTGCTTCATCTTGCATTACTTGTTGCGTAGCTACTTGAATTATTGAAGGATCTTTTACTATAACACCAGCATATGCTAATATTCTTAATATTAAGTTTGTTTGTTCAGAAGGGTGTAGTTGAAAATTTATAGATCCAGTTGGTGGAACTGCATCAGGGTTATATTGATTAGGACTATAAACGTACTGTCCTCTTCCTCCAACTGTAAAACCCCAAAGAGGATTTAAGGGTTTTTTTACAAAGTCTATTGATATAGTGTTTGATTTGTTTATTGTAGAAGGAGAAACAAATAATTTTTCATCTTCGTATAAATAAACTGGATACTCTTCTGTAGCTTTTAATAACCCAGTACTTTGAGCATTGTAAAAGTCAGTTCTATTAACTCTTTCAACCTCTGTTATATTGCCATAAGAGTTACTGCTTGTTACAACCCCTAATCTATAAAACTCCACGTTATCTCCGTAAGTGTCGGTTATTGATTGAGGTATTTGAAAATAATTTTGGATATATTCTAGGGAAGCAGATGTTTTAAATATAGATATTTTTTCATCTATATTCATTTGCCTATCAGCGTAATCAACATCAGCTTGAGGTACACGTAACTGTTGATTGATATCATCGAAGTATTGCTCAAATATTTGTAGTTGCACTTGAGCTGCCACATTGTTAAATTCTTGAGGCGTCATATAACCACGCTGTTCTTTATTAAGAATCAACAACACGGTTTGATATACAGTGTTTACGTTTACCATTTTATATTTTTAAGTTAATATAAAGGCGGCCTAAACCGCCTCATATTAAGATTACATGTTATTTTAACTTTTTCTCTATTGACTTGTAAACTTCAACACCGTCATCGGTTTTAAAGAATGCTGCCATAGCAGAATATGGGTTTTCATCAAATGGTATTGTCATAAGTTTTTTACCATTGCTAGCCCAATTAAAAGTTCTTTGATCTTGTGATAATGAAATTATTTTAGCTTCTTGAGCTTTAATTGCAAAGTTTCTTAACTCTGTATTTTCATCATTTGCAAGGTCTAATAATAACTGAGGATTTCTTTTTGCAAAAATCATTATATCTCTTTTTAACTCTTTAGAAGTTAATCCAGATACTTTATTACCAAATTCAACTCTTAATATAGCTTCAGCCATATCTACGTCCATACTAGCAGCAGCATTTAAAGCTTGTAATTCTAATGCTATCCAGTCTAAATCGTCTGTTGCATCTTGCACTTTGTTTACTTCTGCGTATTTCTTATTTAATAGAGGGTGATATAGTGAAAGTAATTTTTGTAATGCTTGATATTGCTTTGGTACGTATAACGCACCTTTTTTAAACATAATATGTCCTAATGTAGCTTCACCTTTTTGCTCATCTACAAACGGCGTAGCCATGTTTGTTGCATATCTTAATTCTCTTACTCCACCTTCTTGTTCATCAAACCAGGTTAAAGGATATCTTCTACCGTGTCTTGATGGTATAGTTAATGTTAATGGCGTACTTTTACCTTTAACATAATAATGTCTGTCTTTAATTTCCCATCCTTTTTCTAAATGAGAAGACACTTTCTTTTCTTTTGTTTTTGTTGTCATAATATAATATAATATAAAATTTAATAAAAGTAATAATTACCCCCGTTGATTTAACGAGGGTAAAAATTACATTAATGTTGAGTTATTACACTCCTTTGAATAATACAAAGTTGTTAGCAGCTTGTACACATAAACATCTTTCAGAAAGGAAGTTTACTTCCATTGCATCAAGATCAGATGTGAACGCTCCACCAACAGAACCTGTTAACCAGGACTTCATTCGTCTGTCGTCAGCTTGTGATGCTCTATATCTCACGTGTAGGAATGGTCGTCTAATGTTTGTACCTAAAATTTGGTCATAAACAGTAGATGTTCCAGCCGGTACTAATACACCGTCAATAGAACTTACACCGTATCCAACAACTGGAGCAGTCTCAATCGCGCCTCTTGTAGAAGCATCGTTTAAGTATTTCCAGTCTGTTTTATAGAAATCATAAGAACCTCTACGGAATCCAGAGAATCCTAAGTTAAGTGCCATTTGCTCAGAGTTTTCAAATAAACCATAAGCAGTACCACCAGCAGCGCCAGCGGAAATAGCAGCAAGCATGTCATCAAAAGATAATGCAGTTTCTCTGTTTAAGAAAAGCATATTTTCTTCAATAGCACCTTGAGTGTCTAAGTTTCTAAGAATTGAATCAAAAGATTCTAACTGAGTAACTCCACCAGCAGCAGGATTAAATCCAACATTTACATTACCTCTATCTTCAATAGCAGCAAATAAACCTTGAGTTCCTTTGAATCCAGCAGCACCAGCAGAACCAGCAGCACCATCATCCGCTAATTCACCTTCAACCATTGACATTTCTAAGTAATCTTCGAAACGTAATCTTGTTTCAGATTCAGCTTTTAAATACCATAAATATCCAGATGTTCCATCTTCAGTAGCTACTTCAACCCAACCAATCTGAGCAGTGTCAGAACCAGATACAACATATTTGTTTCTGATAATAATTGGTGAATTAGAAAACTGAGTAAATGATGGTGTTATACTTTGATAACCATTAACATCACCTGGAGCAGCAGTATTATTAGCAATAGAGCTTCCTTTTCCATATTCAGAACCGTATACAAATATTTTAATATTTGTTAGTGCTAAAGCACCTAAATTTGCGGCTCCATAAACAGCTACGGTTAAATCACCATTTGCAGTGTTACTTGCAGTAACAACACCTTTTGCTTCTTGACCAGTATCATCCATCATAACGATAGTTTGGTTTGGCGAAACAACGTTAGCTACAAAATCTTTAGGATCTGCTGGAGCTAAGTCTACAGGAATTGTTATTGTGTTTATTTGATCGTTTGTACAACCTTCGTAACCGATGTGTAATCTATTTTGTTCTGACCAGATAACTTGGTCTGATGTCATTGGCATTTCAGCGCCTACCATTCTTAAGAAACCAGATAAAGTTCTGTTTCCATATCTTTCTACTTCTTGTTCGTAGATTTCTGGTAGATATTGCTGAGCAAATGTATCAGAATCACCTGGGTTTGCGCCTCCATTGAAAGACAAGTAGTTATCTGTTAACACTTGTTGTTTCTGAGACGGCTTAATTGACCCGAATAACGGGCTTACATTTTGACTCATAATTTTTAATTTTTAATTGTTACTTTTTTTATTTTAAGTTTTGAGGAGTCAACACCACTTAATGCTTTTACTTTTATTCCATTAACAAAGACTTCGCCACTCGCGACTCTGCGAGGTTCTTGTTCTATGTTTTTAGATTTAGCCATCATGTTTTTTACAGCATCAGCTTTGCCTTGCTCATAAAAATGATTAGCTATAGTATCAACATTATCTGCGGCATATATAGCTTTGTGATATCCAGCAATATCTACCACGTTGCCATCATTATCAAGAAACTTCTTAATAGTATTACCAACATCCGACTGTCTATCTGCAACTGCATCAGTGTTTTTTAAACCGTATCTAAAAGTTTTCTCACCTACTTTAATATCAAAACCTTTGAATTTATTAGTGAACCAGTCTTTAGTTTGGTCTTTAAACTGAGCGTGTTGTTCTGCAACTATATCTTGCTCGTCATTATATCGGTTGAAAAAGTCCATAGCTTTTTGTTGATCTTGAGTTACGCCCGGTCTCAACTTGATCTCGTCGTAGTACTTACTCTTAGCATCTTCTAAAAAGTTCTGTGCTTTTGCAACTTCTTCTTTAAACGCAATTTTCTTTTTGCGTATTTCTTTTGGCTCATCTATTTCATCATCAAATAAATAATCTTCTAATAAAAGACTAACATCTTCAGAATCTAAATGAGGTTTAGTTTGTTTATAATACTCTCTAATTAAAGCTGTATTATCAACATTAGAATAATCAGCGTTTAATCTAACGTAGTCTTCTAATGTACCGCCAGTATCATTCATGAATGTTACTAGCTTTTCAATATTTTCTGGTAAAGGTTGACCACTTAATTTAGCATCTCTTTTTGCTTCTTTAATTTGGTTTTCAACTTGCTTTACTTCTTGTTGTACCTCTTGTTCCGTTATTTCTTGGAGCGGAATGACAGCATTGGAGCTGGGCTCTTGTACTTGTTCTTCCACTTGAGGTATATCTCCGGCTTGTTTAACTTCAGCCAGTTCTCCTGTTTCTTGCTCTGAAATGGCATTATCTTCTTTTTTTATTTCTACTCTAGTAATCTCAGGTATAACTTCACCCTGAGCTTCTTTAGCCGTTAAATCCACTTTTACTGGTGAATCTTGTTTACCTAATTGTTTAGGTTTTGATTTTAATTTACCTTTTAATGTAAATTCTCCTTCCTGCTTAACAGGTTGATTTGTTGTTTCTTCTGACATAATATAATATAATAGTTAATATAATTTTTATCTAGGATCAAATTGCTCTAATCCAAATCCGCCTAAATTATCCATTCCCGCGGACTCAAAATTCTTAGGAAGACCGTCTGTTTTCCTTTGATTTATCATTTGACTTTGTTGTGTGCCTTGTATTTTTACTCTTTTATCTTTTCTATCTTCAATTTCTTTTTCTCTCATGCCTTCTTCTTGTATTCTAGCTTGAGCTAATTGCATTTGATAACTAAACTCTTCAGCCATTAAAAGCTTTTTAATTTCAGATTCTGTTTGCATACGCTGTATTTCAAACTGAGATTTAGCTTGTTCTATTTGAACTTTAGATTCCGTAAGAGCTTGTTGTTTCTGCATTTCTGCTAAAGCTGCTTTTTCTGCTGTTTGAGAATTAGCTTCTGCCTGAGCTTGAATGTTCATCATGCTGGCTTCTTGATCACGTTGACGTTTCTTTTCTTGACTAAGTTTTAGTTTTTGATTAGCAAGCTTAAGGTTTTTTATTTGCCTAAGATCTATAGCATCTGATAAACCAATACTCTGTTGCTGTAAAGCCATTTGAATATTTTGTTCTAACATTTGCTTTTCTTCTTCGTCTGGTTCTAGTTCTAAATAAATACCAAACTCCATTAATTGTTTTTCCATTAACTCACCTAATGTAGCTGTGTTAAACATAGATATAGAATCTACTAAAGCTTGTCTAGTTAAAGGAAATTCTAAAGCATCAGCAGCTCTTAAAGCTATATTTTCACAATTTCTTAATGTTAAGTATAATTGCGCTTGCATTAAATGTCTAGTTGCTGTGTTACTATTTGCCGCTGCTAATTTTTGTAATCCAACTAAAGAACCTACAGCTGGAGTGCTAGCATCTCTAGCTTCATTTAATCCGGTTACATCTCTTATCATTTGTAAATAATATTGATAAGTCTGAATCAAACTAGCTATTTTAGCATTACCACTACTTGTTTGTAGTTCTTGAATAGGTACTTTACCTCTATTAGGATCTCCTTCTTGTGTTAAAGATCTACCTACAATACTACCAGTTTGGAAATACATATTTAATGCTTCCTGTGCATTGTAATTTGTTCCATTACCTAAGTCAACTTCTGCTAATCCATCTACATCTACAAACACTCCATCTGGAACCATTCTAGATAATACTTGCTGTAGTTTTAAATGAGTTAACTGTATCATATCTGCGAAACCAGTTATACGACTAACGGTAGATTCTATTCTACCTTTATACATCTTAGGCGCGACAATGCTATAGTTCATATTAACTCTGGCTATATTGCTTGATGGTCTAGTCATGTTCTTTGCCATTTCCCATCTTAACATTTTATCAAAGCCTAATATCTTAGCTCCACTATATAAAACCTCTATAGATCTAGAAGCTCTTTCAAAATTATCATTTTTAGGAGGATCAAACGTATCTGGCTTTTCTAAGGCTTTTTCTAAACCATTTTCAGATCTTTTTATTTTCCAAACCTGATCTTGATATGTTTTGTATTCAAAATAAAGAACATTAACAGTATTGTAATTATCTTGTTGGCCATAATAACTATTTCTATAGTTAGAATTACCTGGATATTTTTCTATTTGTTTTAAATCCTCAGTTGTTAAATATGAAAACTGCTTCTTTAATTCTTCTAAACTTATTTGTTTAACCTCTCCAACATAATATATGTCTTCAAAATTAGGATCTTCTGTATAAGAATAAACTAAATTAGCTGGATCTACATATTCAACTGTTATTCCGTTGGACAAGTTAAAACTAGTTTTACTAGCACCTATACCTAAAACAACTAAATCGTTTATTATTCTTCTTTTTGTTAATTGATATTTGTTTCTTTGCAAAACATTTTCAATCAACTCTTCTTCAGCAATTTCTATAGCTTGCTTATAAGTAAGCTGCATGTGAAGATCTATTTCATCTTGAGATTGAGGAAGAGAATCTGGATCTGTTACTGTAAAAAAATCTAAACCAGTTTTTTCTTTAGTTTCATTTAAAAGATCTTTTCCGTACATGTCTCTCATTAAACCTGCAGCGTAGTTAGTTCTTTGTTTAACTGAATCAGGATCTTGAGCAAAAGCTTTTATATCATAAACCTTAGCTGACATACCATTAACAAGTATGTCTACAAATTTAGAAACAATAGGAACCGGTTTCCAGTCTAAATTAAGATAAGACAAATCACCATTAATAGATAATTCATCTTTGTATTTTTGAACAGACTGTTCTCCTCTTGAATAAAGTCTTAATCTATTAAAGTCTTGCCAGTTATTTCCAAATCTTCCTCCTGCTCCAATACCTCTATCACCAGCCCACCATTCGCCTTCTATAGCTCTTGCAACTGCTAATCCATATTCTTGTGTGCTTTTCTCTTCATCTGGTACTACCTGACTAGGGAAAGAACTATTAGGATTTGTGTATATATTCATTTACTTAATTATTTTTGAAGTATCTCCTTTGTTATCATATTTTTTAAAACCCAAAGAAACTGATTTTACTATTTTTTCTGCTATTGGTCTATATCTATGCTTGTTGCATGCCATTAAAGCTAAACCAGAGCTAATAGACGCATCATGCTTTGTTCTATTATTTATATCAAATCTAGCCCAGTCATTGAGTGTTCTTTGAAAATACATGTCTCCGTAACCTTCTTGTAATAATCCTACGTGAGATTCTATATATGTTTCTATAGCGGCAGCGTGCGCTTGCTTCATGTCTTCACTTGAGTTTGGTACTCCACCAATTTCTCTTTCTGTTATTGATAGTTTTAATTTGTCAGGTCTGTTCATGCTATAACCTCTATAACCTCTTCTTTTAAAATGATACAATAATCTGGGTTTATTATTTTCAGCAAGTATTGGCATTCCATAAAAAACACAAGCCATTAAAACATCTTCAAAAAACATCTCTGCTGTTTGAGGTCTTGCTACATATTCTAAGAAAAAATGATTAGCAGGTGCATCTTCCATACTAAACTTTGTTAATCCGTGTAAAGATCCATTAGATCCTCTTCTATCAACAGTGCCAGATATATCGTAGCTATCACAGCCAAACGCACCAACGTGTTCGTTTCCTGGGTGCTTAGCACCTCTTTTTAAAACTATTTTATTTTGTAAATGTAATGGTGGAACCCAACTAATTAAGAACCTACCGTCATTGTTAGGATAAAATATAACCTTAGTGTCTTTCTGTCCATTCTCCCATCTAAAAGAACCTTTTGTTATTATATTAGAATTCCTAAGATCTTCATTGTAATCAACCTGTTGATATATTTTAGTTAAATTAAATAAAGAAGATTTTGCCTCGTCTCTAAAAGCATGTTGCTCTGTTCTTGGAAATTGTCTGTAAAACTCGTTTAAAGCTTCTTGATCCCCTTTTAAACCATCAACTTCATTTTGCCAATAATTTATTACACCTAATTTTATTTCGTTTCCATGCGGCCCAAAAGACTTTTCTTCTGGGTTATCGAATACAGGTAAGCCATGAGCATCAATGTATCCTTCGTAGTTCCATTCCATAGGTATGAACAGATTATATAATCCTGAGCGAGTCTGTCCATTGGCGTTTCTTTTTGTAACATCTGAGTCATAGTAAAGTTTTTTAAAGTTCTCTCCACCTTTATCTAGCGCATTGCTAGTTGATCCCATCATGCATTTACCTACTACTCTACTACCTAATCTACGGGTGGTTTTCGTAACACGCCAGTTGTTGAGGATGTTGTTGGGCCTTTCCCATTTACCGGATTCATCGTGGACGAGGAGTTTAAGTTTCTCCCCATCGTAGGAGTTATCGCCCGTGTTTTTCCAATCAATAGTGGTATCGAGTCCGGTAAGGGTTTGCTGGGTCTCGTTGGCAAGGAGTTTCCTCCTGGTGAATTTGGACGCTGGTACTCTGTAGGCAAGCTCGGTCTTGGGACGGTCCATACCGTCCTGTATCGGTTTGAAAAAGAACAAATAATTGACCGATATTGGGACGACTTTATCAGTGAACATTGTCTTTGCATCGGGCCCAGATTTGGACAATATTCCGTACCGTGAATCGGAATTAATAGTTGCGAGATTAACCACCTCTCCTGAGGCCATAAACGAAAATCCCGATCTACGATTTTTAAGATAGCACATTCCATAACTCCTGACGTCTGCTTTGCAAGCTTCCCAGAAAATGTAGAATAATCTATTTGCTTCTCTAAAGTCTGGCTTCCCAACATCAATCTTGGACCACTGCAAGTACATATAGTGAGTACCAGTAATGTAAGTAGCCAAGTTTTTATTATAGAACCAAAACCCTTCTTCACGCCTTGTAAACTCTTTATCAATGTAATCATACCAATGTTCTTTAAATTCAATAGGGTATTCTTCCCAGTCAAATCTTGTTTTTATTCTTTTTAACTCTTCGGGTATGTTTGTTCTTGTCCATTTATCAGATTTAAATTTAATTACATCTGACTTCTTAGGTAGCGCTATTTTTAAATTTTGTATTTCGTATATGTCACCTATTTGGCCACTTTTACTTATAATTACAATATCGTGTTCTTCGTTATAACCGTATTTCCATTTCTTACCTTTATTTAATTTAGTAAGAATATGAGGTTTAACGTGATCTTTTAGTACTTTGTATAATTCTTGATTATACATTATGTAGATCTACCTTCTGCAAAACCTTTAAAAACTTTTTCATTTGTTTTTTTAGGTTTTTCATTTAACATATTTTCTTCTTCTTGTATACGTTGAAGTATTTCAAACGCATCAAATATAGCTAGTTTTTTTGTTGCAGCCGCGTTTTTTAAACGATCGGCCGAGATGTCATCATCTGAATCTACAATAGGTTCTTTAGCTACCTTTATTAATTCCTCAACTGCTCTTTGCCCAGCTTGGATTATATTCTTCTTCGTTTCCTTTGTATTCATATTTAATTAAAATGTCGTCTATATGTAGGCAATAAAGACGCGTGTTATCTATTATAAACTCAAACTCTCTCATGCTAGGAAACCCTATAAGATCTCCCTCGCTTATTCCCTTTGCTTCTAAGAGCTTATTACCATATTTTAATATACCAATATTCTTTTGCTCTTTATCTAACGTTAGAGGATCTTTATTTTTTATAGGTGCTACAAAACATCTATCACCAAATGATTTCCACTTATCGTTTGTTTTATATAAATATATTTGATCAGGTTGACAAAAGAATAAATCATCTATAAATTTTCTACTACTATCAACTGCTTTACCTTTTTGATTGTAATATCTTCTAAATACATTATGATGTATTACTATTTCATCACCTTCTTTTAAAACAGTATTAAAAGCTTTAGGTGTTTTAACTATAACAGCTCTATTACTTATAAACTTAAACTTTTCAATACTAGTGTTTAGTATTAAATTTTTATTATTTATTTTTATAGAATTATCATACCTATCATCTATAGGTTTTACTAAAAAATTCCAAACAGCTTTCATTAATACTGTAAATCATATTCAACGGATATAGCCATGTTAGGATTAAACTTTTTCCACGGTAATATCTCGTTGTTTTTCTTTATGTAAATATTATAAGAACTATCTTCGTCAAGCAAAATATCAGATATAGTATGCCCACCATAAACTTCTTGACCTACAGAATAATGCATAGCATCATTTTTGTAATCAGAACCTATGCTGATTTTTCTAATTTTACTTTGCATCTTCTTTTTCAATATCAGTATAAGTACCGTCTTCTAAGTTTATATTTATAGCCCCGTACTTTTCTTCTAAGTCTTTTTTAGTGTTTTCAATATCTTCATTTAAAGCACCTATTCTATGTAGCAACGAGTGTTTTTGAGATTCTAAACCACCTACTCCTACTAAGTATTCTTTTAATGTTTCTTGTTGTTTTACAACTTTTTCTAATTCTGCTTTTTTTATTTTTGCCATTTTATTAAATTTAATTAGTTACTCTATTATTTATTATTACCTATACTTTTGAACTTTTCCGCTCCACGCGAACCAAAGTAAGCTACATACACAGTTATTAAAAGTGATTTTAATAAATCTATCCAGCCTGAGTCTATTCCAAACTCTATATTAAAACTATCTAGTAGTATAAATACTATTAAAGATACAGTTAAAAATATTAAAGTCATTGGTCTAGTATTTTTACTAAGCCAAGAATCTGATGTCATATCGCTTTCCCAGCGCTTACTTATCTCTTGAGCTTCTACTATATCTTGCTTTAATAAAGCTAAAGCCACGTCTTTATCTTGTTGTGGTAATTCAGGATCATTATTTATTAAGTTTTTAACTATACCTAGTAAACCTTTATCTGGCATCACATCTCCTATGGCTTTTACAAGACCTGATTTACCTAATAAAAATTGACCGACTTTAGTGTCTTTAAACTTTTTTCTTTTTTTATCCGTCATTACATTTTCTTTTCAACAACATACTTTGCTCCAGGAAACGTATAATCATAACCAGGATACATAACTTTAGTATACCCTCTATCATCAGTGCCGAGTACTTTAAACTCGACACCTTTCATGGTTATATTACCTCCTTGAATAACGTTGTATGGTTTGTTAACGTCGGGACTATCTTTTTTATAACCCTTAATACTCATATTAATCGCATGGAGGACAAGGAGGACAATTACCTTTACGTACGTTTCTCGCTGTCTTTTTCTTTTTTATTTTATCTTTTGTTTTATCAACAAAATTACCTACAATTTTACCAATTTTAGGTAGTTTAATTTTAGGTAGTTTGCCCTTAATATCAACATCAGCATCAACACTTATTTTTTTACCATCATTACCACCGATAGAAGTTCCTATAGTTTCTTTTTTCTCTGGTGTAACTATAGTTTGATCAGGTGTTGTAGTTGATGGTTCTTGATAACTTAAACTAATATTAGTGCTAGAGTCGTTCATACCTGGAGAGCTACTACCTTCTTCACTCCACACACATCCATCTGCCTTAGCTGCGGCTGAATTCTTTTTACCATACTTAGCACATCTATCTTTAAATGTTTTTAATTGTTTGGTTGTAGCTTGTGCATCTGTAGTGCCTGTTGTTGGTGGCGTGCTAAAAGCCTCTTGACTTGAAGTATCCGTGCTACCACCACCATAGTCTAGAACGTGGTCTTCAGAACTTGATACTACAGGGTTTGGGTTTGATGATTGCATTATTCTAGTTTTAGCACCACTTAGCTCGTAAATGTTACTTTTCTGCATATAACCCATTCCGCCTTGCATTTCAACGCCATCATTCTTTTTTATTTTAAGCATTCCAGAGTTTATAAGCTCTTGATTTCTTGTTGTTGCGTCTGGTAAGTTATCAAAAGTCTCTGTTTTTATAGCGCCAGGAACAGTTGTACCAGGGATTACTTTAGTAGATGCAGGAGTTATATTTGTTTTATAAACTTTAGCGTCGTCTTTTATATACTTAGTTTTTTTAACATCAATATCAGCATCTACAGAAATTAACTTATTAGGATTTGCGCTAGCATAAGCATTAGCATTAGCATTTATATCTTTCTTTTTTACTTTTTCAGTAGTGGCAGCTCCTGAATAGTTATTTCTATCAAAGTACTGTTCATCACCAAAGATTGATAAAGCAACTTCTTTAGCGGCTTTACCTCTTGTACGAGCCGTGCTTTTACCATAATTAATAAACTGACCTGAGTTTACACCTGTTCCAGTAAGTTCCATTCCAGTTTCATTATTAGTGTCGCCGTATGTACCATCTTCTTTTAGAGCTCTTCTAACTTCTCTTTTCTTTTTAAAGTAATCTTTGTTTCTTTGTCTTTTTTCTTTACTACCAAAAATAGTACCAATAGCTCTTCCAAAGCCTGTTTTTTGGTTTATGCCGGCTCCAATTGGTTCTTCCATTGGCGCCATGCCTTTCATTTTAAATGCCATAGTTTTAATTTTATACGTTATATTTGTTATCTTTATATTTTGTGCCAGAGATATTATAAGCTTGAGCTTCGTATCCTAATTTCTTAGGATCACCCGACATAGCTCTAGCACTATGCTTTGGTATTGTTTCACCTTTCCAATATATGTTTTGATCATCGTAATCTAAATCTCCAGACTTCATTTGAGCTACATGAACATCTTCGTGTCCTTCAACTTCTTTATGAAAGCGTGGATCAAGTTTATCATTTAGTATAATCACTTGATTTTTCAATGATTCACCTAAAACGCCTGGTCCTAAATCTCTTTCATAAACAGGTGTTACATTTTCAGAGTATGGAGGATTACTTAGTTTAAAAGCCATATTACTTTTTATTAAAAGGCATCATTCTATTTAATGCTTGTTTTCTACTTTCACAACCACAAGGAATACCAAGCCCCTCTGATAACATATTAACAGCAGCTTTAATTCCTGTAGGTCGAGTTATTTTATTTTCTATAAAATCACCTAAACCTCTATCCATTATGCTCCTTTTTTATCAGGGTTTTGATCTGAAATAATTGGCATTCTTTTGAAATAAGCACTGCTTTGCATGTGCTTAGAACAGAATGATCCACCCATTTGTTTAACTCCTTTACTGTGTCCAACTCCGTGTTGTGGTCCGCAGTGTGCTATATTACTATCGTTTGTGTAAGCCATAATTTTTTATTTATTAGTGTTTTGATTCATCATATTTAACATCTCCAGCTAATTTAGAGATATGCTTTTCGTCAGCTGTCATGTTTTCATCACTATGCCCATGAGAGTTATCATAAAGAACATCTCTTTTTAGATAATCTATATGAGCTTTGTCATCTCTTTCAGCAGCTGCAGCATTGCAGTCTGTTACATGTGTGTATCCATGTTGATCATGTTTAGCATAGTGTGGGTGATTTCCCGTGTATTTTCCGTAATGACCTTTTTCGTAGTCACAGCAAGATTTATCCATAATTATATTTTTAGTTTGTTATTTTTCCAACTCCTTTTTTTCGCTGCTTGTTTAGCGAGTAATTTACCAAATCCTCTAGATAAAAGTTTATAAGCGCCTTTACCACCTATTAAATCTATAGCACCACCACCGGTGTTTATTAATGGGTTACTTGGCCCAGTTATGTTGTGAAAAGCTCTTCTTGCTAATGTACCAAAAAAACCTCTTACACCTCCGCCTTCTTCAAACTGAGGAGTATTAGATACGTGCTCTTTGTATTCTGCTAGTCCTGGAACTTCAAAATTAACTTCCGAAGGTTTAAGCTTAGGCTCAGCTACAGTTGTGCCACTAGGAGAATCTCCATATGAAACCATATTAAAACCTTTCATTTTAAAAGCCATTACTTTTTCTTTTTATCTATTTTGTTACCTTCTTTGTCTAACACACCTATATTAATTAAAAAATCTTTTTTAGTGTACTTGCCGTCACCGGAAGGGTCTTTTGCGCTAGACTTTTGCTTAGGTCCACCTTTAGATTTGCAACCCATGTTTTTAGCATAATTTGCCATGTCAACCACGTTTTGAGAATAGTCATCTTTGTTAGACATTATCTTACTAGCTGCTGAGCAAGTATCTGTGCCTTTCATATTATTTTTAATCCAAGCTTTAAATTTGCCTTCGTTTTTTTTATCTATTTTTGGGAATTCATTTGCCATAATTTACCATTTTACTTTATTAGCCCAGTATGCGGCACTGAACACGCCTTTCTTTATATTCTTAGCATGTCTAGCTTTAAAGCTCGCACGCCTTGCTTTTGATTTAGCATCTTTCTTTTTACCAGCAGTGCTTACACCTTGCTGTCCAAATCTAATTATTTTTTCTTTACCAGCCTTACACGCCTTTACTATATGAGACTTTGTTTTATGCCCAGGAGTTTTCTTTGGTTTATTACAAGCTAAGTCTGATTTTTTAAATTTATTCGCCATTTTATAAGTTACAATATTCAGCTTGAACATCGAAGCACGGACAAGACTTGGCCGCAAATTCGTTGTGACCATGTATCGTTGCTTTTGGATGCAGCTTTTTTAATATTCTTAATAACTCTAGTAGTGTAGCTATTTGTTTAGGTGTTCTAGTATCTTTAGCTACCCAGTCTCCATCAGATCCTCTTTCAGCTTCAACACCACCAATATAACAAATCCCTATACTACCTTTATTGTGTCCTTTTACATGGGCGCCTGTTTCTGTTATAGGTCTACCGTATTCAATCATACCGTCTAAACCTACTACATAGTGATAACCTATACCACGCCACCCTCTTTTTTTATGCCATTTATCTATGGTTGAAGCAGATATTTCTTTACCTTCTTGCGTAGCAGAGCAATGGATAATTATTTTATCTATTTCTCTCAATTACTTTTCGTTTTTAAGATTTATCCATTTGTGGATTGTATAACCAATAGTAACTACTAATAAAGTTATTTTAAGTACCATATCAATATGTGTCATAGAAATAGCCATAGCCCCACCATTCATGGCGTATAATTTTAAATCTGCTGTTGTCATTTTTACCCGTGTTTAGCTATAGTAGTTATAGGTCCAGCTATATATTTTGAAGGGTATTTTTGCACTTGCATACCTGTTATGCCTGAGCTTGAGCCCGGTGCGTGTAATCTACCCCTTTGATCTAATGGTCCGTCCCATATAGCGGATTCACCTACTATACCAACTTTTCCTTTACCCATCTTTTCTGCGTGTGGGTCGTTTGCGTAATGTCCTGGTTTATGCATGTTTCTGTTTTTTATTATTAAGGTTTTTTCTTGAATATCCCGCCAAAAAAGTCACCAACCTTTTTAGTAGTTTCATTCCATTTTCCGCTAGGATTAGTAGTTGGATCAGTGTCGTTTCTAGCTTCGAAGTTTTTTATTCGTTTTTTTATTCTAGCTTCTTTTTTAAATTTACCAGCTTTTTCTGCAGCAGCCCTTTTTGCTTCAAGTGTGTTTGCGTCTCTATATAAAGCTCCAGCACCCCAACCTGTGTTTCCTGGTTTTTCATCAGTATTACTTTCTGGTGAGAAAAATTCTACATCGTTTGCGGTGTTACCGTTTAATGTATCACCAAGTGCTGATTTAGTGGCTGTGTATCCGCTAGTATCTTGTTGAACGTTTTGAACATTTCCTACGCTGCCAGAAAAAGTGTGACCCCCAGCAATTGCCGTGTTATTAATAAGACCTGGTATCATAGAGTTTATTGAAAAAGGCAATGCTTCTGATTTTTGCATTGCACCTGCTGGTCTTGAATAAGCGCTAGTATCGTGTTGTTGTAATTGAACATTACCAACCATCATAGCTCCTTGAGGATTACCATATATAGCTTCAGCTGTAGTTTTACTCTGATTACTCATATTAGTATTCATAGAATCTAACTCATATGGATCTGACTCCATACTCATTTGTCTAAAACCTTTCTTTTTATAATTGCATTGTTTTGCCATGATTATCTTTTTAATGATCTACTTCTTTCTAATTCACTACCATAAATAGCATTAGCTGATTTTTGAGATAGTGGTGAAAACATTGAACCATTATTTAATGTTCCCACGGTATTTATTGACCCAGTTAATGATGTATTTGTTTTAGGTGTTCTTCTATAAGAACCTACTGTGCTACCAGGTGTTGGAGCGCCTACTGTTGGGGTTTCAACTATTGGTTCTTCAGCAATTGGATCTTCAATAGCAGATTCTATAGATGTAGGATCACTGCTTAATTCACTAAATTTTGTTTCTAAATCCGTAACCCTAGTTCCTAAGTCACTAAAACCACCTTGTAAATCTCCTACTGCAGTAGATGCATTAGCCGCTGATGATCTTCTATCTATTTCGCTTTGATATCTTTCGGTCATCTTACCAAACATCTTTCCTAAAAATCCTCCTCTACCTTTAAATTTAGAAAATTTATCTAACTTACTTTGCAAGTCTTCATCAGACATGCCTCTTACGTTTTGGCTGTTTCCTGATCTACGCGCTAGCGCTGCTGCTGATGCTCCACCCATATTTATCTATTTTTATCTTTGTTTACGTTGTATATAGATGTTATTAAAACTTTATCTATATAGCTTTTACCTTTCATTATAGAATTTCTTCTTTCACTTATAGGTATATCTTCTAATCCAAGCATAATTCGGTACACTCTTTTAATAAGTTGCTTACACTTGAATGAAACTTTGTATATGTTATATTTTTGAGTGGTGCGGTTTTGTTTTCTCCAAACCGATATCCAATCTTCTTTTAACAACTTGTTCCAGCGTCTATTATTCCAACTATAAGAGTAAGTACCAATTTCAAAATCATGCTTAGTAAACATACCTTTGCAATCAAGATATATTAAAAGTTCAAGTTCTGCATCCGTAAGGTTATTATTTTTGCAAGCCCACTTTCTAATTATCCTATAATGTTTAAGTAAATTCAACTCTTTTATATCGTCAGGATCTACACGCATTACAAAACTATAACAACATCTGTGTCTTTAACGATACAATAATTTTCTTTATCTATATCTATTCTATGATAAGAACTTTTATCAAAAAATATCTCATCATCTACCTTTATACCACACACTTGATCTCCAGTGCTAAGCACTTTTCCTTTATGATATCTAACATCAGCTCTTTGTCCTTCAGACAATAATAAACCTCCTTTAGTTTTTTCCGTACCTTTTTTAAAAGGTTTTATTAAAATGTTTCTACCTACTGCTTTCATCTCCAACTCTTAAGTTATTAATTACACAGTCTGTTGATAATATTGTAGACGCTACTGATGCCGCGTTTTTTAAAGCGCTTTTGGTAACAAGCAAAGGATCTATTATACCTTCTTTTATCATATCAACCTCATCGCCGGTTATTACGTTTATACCACTACCTTTTCCTGAAGGTAGATTATAATCAACCAATCCAGCGTTTTCTAGTATTGTTTTAAAAGGATATTTTAAAGCTTGTATTAAAGCTGCATGTCCTTCTGTTTTAGGTTTTATAAATAAAGCCGCGTCATATAACGCAACTCCACCGCCTGGCACAATACCTTCTTTTATAGCTGCTTTAGTTGCACATATAGCATCTTCTATCCTATCTGTTTTTTCTTTTAGTTCTACTTCTGAGCTGGCTCCAACTTTGACAACAGCCACTTTAGCGGCGAGACGAGCAAGGCGTTTTTCAAGCTGAATGATTTCACCTGGTGAATTAGCTTCTTGCAATTGTTTTTTAACCTCTTCCACCAAGAGTTGAATCTCGCTATTAGATGTATCAACTTGTATAATAGTTTCGTTATCATTTGTAGTACTTTTTATGCATTGTCCTAAATGCTCTTGTTGTATAATATTAAGATCATCACCTAGTTCCTCGTTTATAACAGTTGCACCTGTTAGTACCGATAAGTCACTTAGCATATCTTTTTTGTTAATACCGTAAGTAGGAGCGTTTATAACGTTTATTTTAATATTACCTTTTACTTTATTCATTGCTAAAGCATTAGCAACTTGAGGTTCTAAATCTCCTATAATAAGTAAAGGTTTATTATTCTTTATAACAAACTCTAATATAGACTGTATCTGTCTTATTGTATTTACTGGAGATTCAATTATTAAAACCCAAGGGTTATCTAGTTCTGAAACTCTTTTTTCTTTACTCGTTATAAAATGGTCGTTAGTTAATCCTTTGTTATACTGAACACCGTCTACAATTTCTACAGTAGTGTCTGTATTAGTTGTTGGTTCCATTATAACAACACCGGTTTCATCTACTTCTTTAAAAGCTTTACCGATTATTAATCCTAATTTTTTATCATTATTAGTAGATATAGACGCAACTTGATCAATCATGTCACCTGAAACCTTAATAGAATTATCTTCTAAATATTCTATGACTTGGTCAACGCCATCGTTTATACCTTCTTTTATTTCTCTTACACTAGCTTCTTTTTTACTAGCTTCAATTAATATAGCATGAGCTAAAACAGTTGCGGTGGTAGTTCCGTCACCAGCGTCTTGTACTGTTTGTTTTGCTGCTTGCTTTAATAATGTTGCGCCCATGTTTTCAACTGGATCTAGTAAAACAATAGACTCTGCTACTGTTACACCATCTTTAGTTATTATGGGTCTTCCTTGATCGTTTTCAAGTATGACACATTGGCCGCTAGCCCCTAAAGTGGAGCTAACAGCTTTTGTGAGTTTTTCTATTCCTTTAAACACCTTATCCTTAGCGTCTTGGCCAAAGTTAAGGTTCTTGACAATTTTGTCTGACATAATTTGATTTTATTAAATTTAATTTATTTTATTCAAAGGTTTTAATTACCTTAGGTCCTTTTATAAACTCTAGCTTTTTTTCATAATGTGAAATACTACCGTCTATAGCAGCTTCCGCACTTTCTAAAGTTTCTCTACGCGTAACATCGATCCATTTATCTTCTAGATCTTTATATTCTGTTTGGTAGAAACCGTTTGGTAATTGAACAATTCTCCAGTTTTTTTTCATGACAAGGTGTTTCCAAAAGTCTTTGGTTTCCTCGGGTACTTGTGGGTTGGAGTTACCCCAAGTGCTGGTCTTATAATAAAAATAAGTCATTGGTTGTGGTTTTAAATTAACATTGGTTATTGCTCTAACCGAGCAGGTATATCTATATCATCACTTGTTTTCAAGTGTTTTTACTTTTTCTTGCAGCTCTTGTATTGCTTTAACTAAAACAGGTACTAATACGCTGTAATCTACTTGTTGAGGTATAATACCTTCAACATGTGTTCCGTCTTCAGATTTTATTTCTCCAACCTCATCTTTTTCACCAGTGGCCCAATCATTATTTACTTCTTGTAATTCGTGAGCTTTAACTCCATAAGATCTTCCACCTTCTTTCCATTTGAAATCATATACATTAATTTCAGATACAAGATCTAATCCGCTGAAGTCTTTAAAATCTTCCTTTAATCTATAATCAGAAGTAGTGTTATAACTTGTACCTCCGTTACCAAAGGTTATAGTTCCTTTTATTCCATTACCACCATTAGCAAATTTGATTGCGGTATTTGTAGTCCTACTACTTCCACTTGATGATACACTCATCTGCTTAAGTTCTAAGTTGGCAAAATTATTACCTGTACCTGTTAAATCAGTCATAACAAAATTACACACTTCAGTGGACTTAAACCCTCCGGTTAAATCAGCGTGTATTGATGATTGATCAGTTGAGCTTAAAAATATTCTATTATTAAAAGAGAATGCTACATCATTTGTAAAATTAGTTACCGTTGAAAAATTACCATAGGTACCTATAGCTATACCACCTCTTATAGTTGTCGCATTACCGGATTCGTATAAATCTATTTGTTGTTTTACTTGCAATATCTTACCTACAGAAATATTGTCTGTTACATTTAAACCGTTAAATATATCTACATCTCCACCAAATTTTAAACTCATAACAGAAGAACTATTGGTTGTGAAATTTAAACCGCCTCCTGAACCGGTTATAGAATTAGAAGTTCCTGTATCAAAAAACAAAGCTTTACCACACAAAATGTTTCCATTAACATGTAGTTTTTGTTGTGGTTGCGTTGTGCCTATTCCTGTGTTGTCTCCATTGCTTCCATTTAATATTATATCACCATCGAACTGAAGCTGTATCTCTGCGCCACCAGTACTTTTTCTAGATATATAAAAAGGAGCAAATGGTTGAGAGCCCTGAAAGTGCATATTAACAGCATCGTTGGTACCTCCATTTACTGTTGTAAATTTTATACCAGATGTATTACTAGACGAATCCGCTATGTGTAATTGAGATAGTGGGTTTGTTTCACCTATGCCAATAAAACCACTGCTCTGATCTATAAAGAACTGGTCTGTATTAGCTGTAAAATCCCCCGTTAACTCTGTAGAATTTAAAAATTTTGGCATTATATTATATTGCTATTAAAATTGCTTCGTAAGCCCCATTTGCAATGGTGCCATTAAATGATATTGTTAAAGTACCACTTGATCTTGAAACATCAGTGAATACTGTTACTCCATTGTTATTAGCTATTACTTCACATGTAACATCTCTAGCGTCTGATTTACCTAAGTCTGTAACTGTATTTATTGTCCAAGATGTCGCACCACCTGATGTTCCATTTGCGGTTACCGCTCCTGAAGTTGCGCCAAGTGAATATCTTTCGCCATTTGAAGCTGTAGAACCTGGATCTGAATTTGTTACTGTAAATTTACCGTTTGATACAGAAACGCTAATACCTGTTCCAGCTGCTATAGATGCTGCACCTACTGCTGTTAGTGTTGCATTATCTATACCTATAGTAACATCACCTGAAGTACCACCACCGTTTATTGGAGATGTAACATCAACTTTAGTTATATCACCTTGTGGTATTGTTGGAAAATCTTGTAATGCACCAGAACCATCAACGTATTCAGAAGAATCACCCTGCCACTCAAGATCTATAGTGCCGCTACTTGTTATAGGAGTATTAGTTATATCTAAAGCATCTGTATTATCTATACTTAATCCTACACTTGTTACTGTACCGTTATTATCAGCCACAACTTCTGCTGTACCTGAATTATAATTAACTGTTATACCTGTGCCGCCTTCAACTATCACAATACCTTTGTTAGCTGCTGTTGAATCTTCACCAGATACAGTAGCTGTACCGTTTGAGTATGATACATCTATTCCTTCACCTGGATTTACATTACCTTCACCAATTGTTGTTAGTGTAGCTTCTGCAACGTTTTTGTTAACTTCCGTCCAATCTGATTCAGCGCTTGGATTATCAACTGTAGCTATAATTAAATCACCTATAGCTAATGGTGTGGACCAGTATGTTCCGCCCGCGCCGCTACCAGCTGTTGTTACAACATATGTATAACCTTGTAATATTGATGCGCCTGTTGGTGGATCTGTACTTGCATCATAACCTCCTGCGTAAATTAATTGTCCGCTTGTTAAACTGTCTACATAACCTTTAGTGGTTAATGTGGTAGCAACGTCTGATCCAGCTGTTGCAGCTGATGTTGCTTTATTTTTTACAGCCAATGAATCTAAATCACTTACGCCGTTAACATCTAAATCACCGGTAACATCTAAATCTCTTGTTACGGCTAAATCTCTACCTATTGTAACATCATCTGGTTGACTAATAGTTATTGTACCACCAGACTCACCTACTGTAATCTCACTTGTTGTTCCGCTAAAAGTAGCTGTAGCTTCTGTAGTTATATCTGTAGTATTAGTGCCATCTGATAATTTCCAAAAGTTATAGCTATCTGTAGTAGGTATACTAACTTTACCACCATCAGCTGTTACATATTCGGTTGATGCTCCTTGCCATTCAAGCTCTATAGTACCTGAACTTGTTATAGGATTATCTCCCGCTACAGCTAATGCAGTTGAGTTGTCTATAGCTAACTCTATCTCAGTTACTGTCCCTGATTTATAATCTCCTAGTTCACCAGAGCCTAAAACAACTTGCGCTGAATCACCTTGCCATTCTAAATCTATAGTGCCAGAACTTGTTACAGGATTAGTACCTGATATATCAAGAGCGTCGTTGGTATCTATTGATAACCCAACGCTGGTTACTGTACCAAGATTACTTGTTTTGTTATTAAATGTATTCCAATCAGTGCTGGTTAAAAAACCGTCTACATTTGTTGTTGCTTGAGTAATGCCGATTAATACATCTGATGTACCGCTTAGTGTTATTGGGTTAGTACCTGTAGCTTTAGCTATGGTCTCAACACCACCACCTACAGCAGCCCAAGTTGCATTGGTAGAACTAGCAACAGTACATACTTTTAATACATCGTCTGACGTATTAAAGTAAAGCTGTCCTAAAACTCCTGAAGCAGGGTTTGCGCCTAAGTTTTGTATAGCAGCACCTAATATTTCATTATCGTTGAAATCTACGCTTGTTAAAAAATTTATTGCCATGTTTGTTAGTTTAAATATGCTTTCCCTGAAAACTGTGCAGAAAAAGAAAGTGTTACTGTGTTTTGATTGTTATATGTTATTGAGCCTTCTACCGTTGTGTTACCACTGTCAACTATTGTTATTGAAGGGAATTTATTTAAATTATGATTTACAATCCAGTTTGTTGCTGGAACTGCTTGTGTATATACAAAAGTTTTATCTGCATTTTGAATTTGATCAAGTTCTATACCGTAATACTGCAAGAACTGTAAACCACCACTACCACTTATAAAACTTAAATCCATTAAATAGTTTCCAGATAAAGCTTCTAAGGTTAAAGAGTTTAGTGTAAAAACACCAAACTGTCCTAAGTTGTTTCTATTTTGTATAAATATTTCTTCACCTACTAGTGATTCTAAATATGGTAAAGAATTAGTATTGTTAGCCATTTCAGGCGTAATAATTAATTCTGTTACATTAGAAAACAAAGTGTTGTTGCCACCAAAATTAGGTAGATATATAGAACTAAACTCTGGTATACCTAAATGAGCTTGAGTTTGAAACTGCCAGCTAACGTTAGAATCTTTAACCACACTACTTATAGCATTGATTGAAAAATTCTTAGTCTGGCCCGTTTGAGCATCAGTACCGATTATAATGTCTGAACCATCAGGTACGCCTATCTGGTACGATGATATTTTTGCCATGCTATATTGCTGTTGTTGTTAAAACGCCTGTATCGTCTACGGCTACTTTGTATTTTGTTCCGTTAGGTGACGCTAGTATAATACTTGTTTGCGTTTCCATACCAGTACGTTTAATTTTAACCACACCTTGATCAACATATAATCCGTCTTGAGGCATGTAACTAAAAGCGCCTTGGGTAGGGAATGGAATATTTCCTTGCTCAAATTCTTCTATATTTGGAATAGCCACATAATTTTGTGGGACATTACCAATAACATTTACTTTTCTACCTTGTTCAAAATGCACATTACCACCTTGATTTGTTGCGCTGGTGGTAAAGAAAGATATACGATCCCCTTTTTGTTCTGGTGCAGTACCTACAGTATTTGATTCGTATACAATTCCGTTTGTAATTTGAGTACCAGTTCCTATTGAATCAGAGAAATACATATAAGCATAATCTAGCCCAGTTTGTTTTACTATACCTAGTAGTTTACCATCTGTCTGATCTCCAGGACCAACAACAAGAGCTGCATTAGGATTTGCAGTGTTAATACCTACTCTATCAAAATTAGAAGGTACAGATATTTTAGGTTGTTGAGAACCTCCGCTGTTATCTGCTTTTATTATAAACTGTTTATCACTAGTAAAATCTGGTTGAGCTGGTTCAATTTCTAAACCACCAAATATTTTCATCTTAGTAGATGCATCACCTGATTCGCCTACTTCAATTGTAGGTAAATTTTGATTAGGTTGTACTTTTATTATAGAGTTTGTGAAAGAACTGCCGTTCCAATAAGGTAAGTTGTACTGGCTTAAGCTTATCCAAGGCACGTCGTTCCACGTAGGATATACGCCTGTTCCTTGAGATAACATATACTGTCCAGCTGTTCCCGCAGCAAGCGATGTTAAACCTCCACCGTCGAAAGTAACTAACTGTTGAGGGTCTAAACCAGCTACAGATTGTGCTGAAAAATAGGTTGCTAACTTAGTTAGTGTTACAGACTTAGTCGGGAATTGAGTATCTGAAACGTCTGTTATTGGCATGAGATCTCCAGCCGCTATAGTTCCTATTTCAGGGTAAGAATAAATTATTGCCATGTTGTTTTTTTTTTTAATATGTTTTACAT